CGCCATGAAATACCAGAAGCCCAGCGAGCTGGGTAGTACCGAAGACTTAGTGCAGCGGTTCAAGGCTGCTAAAAAACTCCGCTCATCCTGGCAGTCACATCTGCGCGAGTGCTACGAATATTCGCTGCCCCAGCGCAACACCATGACGCAGTATTCCCGGGGCCAAAAAAAGAATACAGACATCTATGACTCGACTGCTGTGATCGGTACGCAGCAATTTGCCAGTCGCCTCCAGGCAACGCTGATCCCGCCCTGGCGTGAGTGGTCGATGCTGGTGCCAGGGTCTGAGATACCCGAAGAAGAGCATGAGCAGGTGCAGCCGATTCTCGATGATGTGACCAAGATCATCTTCGACCATATCAACCACAGCAATTTTGCGACCCAGGCGCATGAGTCGTTCCTCGATCTTGCTGTATCGACCGGGGTGCTGGCACTGGAAGAATCCGAGGGTAAAAGCTCGGCGCTGGAATTCCATAGCGCACCGCTGGCCGAGATTTATCCCGAGGCTGGACCGTGGGGAAGTATCGAAACCGTTTGGCGTGAGCACAAAGTCCCGGCCCGGCACATTGACCGGCTGTGGCCTGGTGCCGAGTTGTCCGAATCGCTGAAGAAAAAGGCCAGCGAAAATCCTGATGAAAAGGTGACCCTGATCGAGGGCACCATCTACCTGCCCAAGCGCGGCTACTGGCACCAGTGCGTGCTCGAAGAGGCGAGCAAGGAGTACATATTCGGCCAGGACTACGAAGTTAGCCCGTGGATCGTGTTTCGTGAGTATGTGGTGCCAGGTGAAGTGCTCGGCCGTGGCCGGATTATGCAGGTGCTGCCCGATATCAAGACTGCCAACAAGGTGGTCGAGTACGTGCTTAAAAATGCGGCTCTAGCAATCTCCGGGGTGTACACCGCTGCCGACGACGGCGTGATTAACCCGTACAACATCCGCCTGACCCCGGGTGCCATTATCCCGGTCGGTTCTAATGACCGGGCGAATCCCACACTGCAGCCGTTGGGGCGATCCGGGGATATCCAGTTCGCTGCCTTAACCCTCGAAGACCTGCGCAGGCGTATCAATAAGGCACTGTTTGCTGCGCCCTTTGGCGAAGTCGATTCGCCGGTACGCAGTGCTACCGAGATGGCGATCCGTAACCAGGAACTGGTACAGGATTCGGGTAGCGCCTTTGGCCGGATGCAGACCGAGTTCGTGGAGAAGATTATCCGCCGGGCGGTATCAATCTTAAAGCGGGCCGGCAAGATTCCCGACATCCGCGTCGATGGCAAAGAGGTCACCATCAAGCACACCAGCCCGCTGGCTCGCGCCCAGGACCAGAATGATCTGGTTGCGGTCAACCAGTACCTCGAGATCGTTGGACAGCTCGGCCCGCAGATTCTAGGGCTCGGCACGAAGCTCGAGGATTTACCCGCCTACATCGGCAAGAAGATTGGCATTGATGCTGACCTGCTGCGAACTACGGTCGAGCGTGATGAGTTGGCGCAAATGTCGGTGCAGGGCGGCATGGAAGAACAGGGTATGCAAGAGGCTGCATGATCGAAAATGTCAAGGCCCGCAGCGGCTGGGCGGCGTTGGAGATCGAGCCGCCGGGACAATCGAAGGAAAGCGCGGCCAAGGGACGGGAGATTGCCTCACGCTTCCATGAGTGTTTCCGCAGCGACGCCGGCCAGTATGTGCTCGACCGGCTGATTGCCATCACCCTGTTACGCCCCATTGTGACCCCAGCCAGCAGCCAGTTTGATGCCGGCATCCGCGAGGGACGAGCAGACCTAGTGCGGCAAATTCTGACGCAAATCGAAACAGCAGAAAAACAGTAACGAGGAAACCCCCATGACAGATGAGCAGGAAGTAGAAGCAACCGAAGCCGAACAGCCGGAATTGGCCGCCGAGGCTGTGCCAGGTGATTCCCTGATTGATGCCGTTAAGGCTGGCGATGACCCTACCCAAGAAGCACTCAGCTGGTTTAAGTCTGAAAAATACAAGACGGTCGAGGACCAGGCCAAAGCATATGCCGAGCTCGAAAAGCGCATGGGGGCATTTAGTGGTGCCCCGGACGATGACTATGCGGTGCCCGAGGTCGAGGGTCTGGATGCGGGTGTTATGGAAGGTAACCCGATGATCCAGTGGTTCAAGGAAACTGCCCGCGAGGCCAACATCAACCAGGACACCTTTGACAAACTGGTGGATGGGTTCCTGCGCACGGAGCAGCAGATGATCTCGGTCAACCGGCAGCATGAATTCGCAGCCTTGGGTGATAACGCAAAATCACGGCTGACCGACCTGGCCGATTGGGGCCAGGGCAACCTGACTGCCGAGCAGTGGGAGGTATTCAAAGGGGTGGCATCTTCTGCTATTGGTGTGGAGCTGCTTGAAAACATTATTGGCAAGACTCGAGAGGCTAAACTGGCCCGCGACCCTGCGGCCACGCAAGCCGGCGAGCACACCACAGCCGAGGAACTACGGCAGATGCGCTACGCCAAAACCGAAAACGGGCACCTGCGCATGAGCGTAGACCCCGAATATAAGAAGCAGGTAGATCGCGCTTATCAGGAGGCGTACGGCACTGCCGCGTAAATTCTTGAAACACTGATATTGTTATGGATACAATGCGTATCTAGGTAGGTAACGCGGTTGCGGTGGATACCCTGCGCAAGTAGGCCCACAACGTAAACGTGTAACTATCAGCTCTAGGAACGGACACCTCGGTCCTTATCGAGCCCTGACCGGAGTCGGATCACACGGCACGCACGCCGTGAGCGTTCGGCCCGCGCAGCGGACACCCGAATGTCGAAAGGCGCCAGGCGTAAGCCCGGCATTTTTTAGGCATTGATAAGGATCAAATACTATGTCCGTAAATCTGTCACCGGTTGCGGTGACTCAGTTCGATGATGACGTGAAGCATGCGTTTCAGACTGCTGGGTCCCTCCGCGACACCGTTACAGTGCGTAATGGCGTAGTCGGCGATATTTACAAGTTCCGCAAAATGGGTAAGGGCCTGGCAAACCAGAAGGCCACCCAAGCGGACGTAACGCCGATGGACGTTTCGCATTCTCTTATCACTTGTACGCTCGGCAACTGGAATGCGCCGGAGTACACTGACATTTTTGATGCTGCTGAGGTCAACTTTGACGAGCAACGTGAACTAGCACAAACCATTGCGGGTGCGCTAGGTCGTCGTGTGGATCAGTTGATTATCGACGCTCTAGCTGCCGAAGCGAGTCCGGCGGGCACTATTGTCCACGGTTCGGGCGGTATGACTGTGGCGAAGGTGGTCGAAGCCTCCAAGCATCTCAACGACAAAGGTGTGCCCTCGGGCGACCGGCATTTTGCAGTATCTGCTGGCGGCCTTGAGGACTTGCTGAACATTTCCACGGTCACCAGCTCCGACTACAACAGCGTTAAGGCGCTGATGTCCGGCGAGCTGAATACCTGGATGGGTTTTGCATGGCACATCATCGAGTCCCGCGATGAAGGCGGCCTCCCCTATGCGGCAAGCACCTGGGAAGGTTTCGCATGGCACAAAAGTGCTATCGGCCTTGCGGTTGGAATTGATATCAAAACCGAAGTGAATTACGTTGCGCAAAAGACCTCCTGGCTTTGCAACGGTGTAATGAAGGCCGGTTCGGTATCTCGTGACGGTGACGGTTCTGTATCCGTCAGCTACCAGTAGGAGTTAAACATCATGGCATACGCATTAAGTGGTTTACAGCAGTTGGGCCCTGGTGGGAAAGCTCCCCGCATGTGGGTCTATTCGACAACCGACGCGATTGCGACTGTAAATACCGAGGGGTATTTCAACGACGCGACTGATCTTTTGCAGGTGCGCGATATAATCTGGGTGTGCGATACCAGCACACCGACGACCAATATCGTCAGCGTACTTTCAAATGCATCTGATGTGGTTGACATATCCGACGGCACCGCAATCTCCGAAACCGACACCGACTAATCGGATCGGGTAATAGGTTCCTCGTTGTGGGGGGACACAACCTGGAAGGGCAGGGGTCTGAAACATGGCCCTTGCCTTTTCTTTTTCTTTTTAGGGACTAAGTATGGCGACCAGTATTTCGATGAGTTCCAACGCCCTGCTGATGATCGGGCACGGCACAATATCGAGCTTTACCGAAGGCGGCTCGGGAGCGGAAGCGGCATCCAATCTCTACGGGTCCACCTTTGAAGCATTACTGTGTGCGCATCGCTGGCGTTTCGCATCAGCTAAAAGCCAACTCAGCCAGTTCACCGATACGCCGCTCAATCAGTGGACTTATGCCTACGCTCTACCGGCCGCGTATTTGATGGGCATCCTGGTCTACCCTGATGTCGATTTTGAAATTTACGAGAACAAACTGTATTCGGACTCAAATACGGTGGCCCTGGATTACATCTTCAAACCCGACGAGTCACGGCTGCCACCATATTTTGCCAAGACACTCGAGTATGACCTGGCGTCACAGTTTGCTATTCCGGTGACCGGCAACCGATCACTGGCTGAGATCTACACGCTGAAATTTGAGAACCAGTTACGCCGGGCGAAGTTCGCAGACTCTCAATCACGACCGAGCGAAGGAATTATTGATTCACCGTTTATCGAGGCGCGAGCCTAGTGCCAAGACTGCGGACGCTGCAGACAGCATTTAATGCCGGTGTGCTCGATCCGCGCCTGGCAGCACGGACTGATGTAAAGCAGTATTTCCAGGGCGCCGATACCGGCACCAATGTCCTGGCGCTGCCGCAGGGTGGGTTCAAGCGTCGCCCAGGCATGGCATACAAGGCAACGCTGGGCGCTGAATCGCGCCTGTTTACCTTCAGTTTTAACGTCGAGCAGACCTATGTGATGGCGTTCCAGAACAACGCGATCAAGGTATATATGGATGGTGTCCTACAGGCCACCGTAACCACGACCTACACCCTGGCGCAGTGTAAAGAGCTCTATGTCACGCAGTCGGCTGACACGATGATTATCGTACACCCGGATCATCAGCCGGCCAAACTGGTGCGCGGAGCGGCGCACACAAGCTGGAC